GAGGTTCCCGTCTTGGTCGGCTTGACGCCGTATTCCGGGTGCAGCTGGCCTATCTCGTAGGCTATGATGGCCGCGTTGTACTCATCCAGCCCGATCTTGTCGGCCTGGGCCGCCGCCATCTGCAAATCTCGGATGAGCTTCACGACCTTGGTCTGCTTCCACTTCTCTTGGAACAGGGACTCGAAGTTCTGTATGACGTCCTTGGCCTTGGCCACGGTGTCGTCGAAGTCCGCATGAACGCTCCGGGCATACTCCTCCTGCCCGGTCTGGGCCTCGGCCACCTTGGCCGCCTGCCCGTTCATCTCGCTCTCCCTCTGCCTGATGGCCTCCGCCTCCGACTTCTGGAGCTCCCGCAGCTGCTTCAAGGTGAGGGGCTGGTTCTCTGGGTCCTCATCACCCTCCAAAGGCGTCACGGGCGGGGCCTTCAAATTCTCCTTTAAGGTTTTGTTCTCCACCTCAAGGTCCCTGGCCCGCTGCTCCGCCGCCTGGCGGCTTGCCCGCTCGTTCTTCATGCGGAAGTAGAGGCCCTGTGGGGCCGTGCCCGCTCCGAAGCTCGCCAGGAAGACCCTCTCCTGCTCCGGGGTCATGGTGAAGTCCGGCAGCCCCTTGGGCTGAACCTTTGCCTCTGGCAGCTTGCCCTCGTCCTTCTTGGCTTCCGCCTTGGGCTCCTCATTCTTTTCCTCGTCCTTCTTCGCCTCGGGCTTCGCCACCATGCCGTGCTTCTCGGCGGCGTCCAGCTCCTTGGCGCTCCATCCCTTCTCGCGCATCTCCGCGCGCGTCGGCAAGGCCGCGGCCTCCGGCGCCTTCGCCGGCTCCGAGACCTCCACCGTCTTCTCTATCGTGTCGTTTGGCATGATTTTCTCCTCGGGTTGTCCCGTGTTATCGGCGGGGGTTGATGAGCATCCCCTTTCCGTTGTTGGCGTGGCGGCACCACACCTCCGTCTTGCCGGCCTCCGCCACTATGATGAACCCCTCCGGCGACTCGAAAAACACTTGCCCCGCAGATAGCGGATGCTTGAGCGCTTCCCTCGACTCCTCCAGCGGGCTGAGTTTGTTCGCTACCGCCTTCTGAACCTCTTCTGCCTTCGGCGTGCTGGCCGGAACTTCCGCCGCTTTCGCGGATGCCTTCTTCGGCTTGACTGCCTTTGCTGTTGCCATTATGCGATGCCTCCCTTAGCCGCCCCTGCTCCCTGCGCCTCCGCTTGGGCCTGCGCCTGCGCCGCGGCCTGGGCCTGCTGTATTGATGCCAAAATCTCCTTCTTGACGGACTCCGGGAGCTGCGAGTTTCCAATGAAGACCTGCGGGGGCACGATGCCCGGGAAGTTCTTCACGACCTCGGAGAGTTCCATCGTGTTGGCCATGCGCTGCGTCTCGCTGGCGACCGCCTCGCCCACGCTCACGTCGTACTCCTCCAGGGTTCCGCTGAGGACCTCAGCGATAGCAAGGCCAGCCATTTCCTTGTCGTATTGCATCGGCTCGCCGTACTCGTCCTTTATCGGCTCCTGCTGCTGCGTGTCCGGGTTCATGAGCAATATAGGGGGGAAGTTCTTCAGGAGGAAGGCCTCGCCCAGGACCTTCATGGCGGTCTCGGTGTCGTATATCTCCCCGAGTTGGGACAGGAGGAATCGGCCCGCTATCTGGCGTGTGCGGGAGAGGTTGTCGAAGAGTTCCTGGACCATGAGCAGGCCCTGCTTCTGGCGCAAGGCGATGGCCCGGCCCGAGTCCGTCCCGCCCTGCTGCGTGGCGAGGAGGTCGGCGTTGATCCCCAGCTGGGCCTTGATGGCCTCGGCGGACTCCGCGGATACCTGCGCATGGGCCTGGGATAGAGGCGTTGGGAATATCCGCGTCGGCATCGGCTTTCCTGTCTTCCATTCAAGGTTGACAGCCGGCGACGTTCCAAACTGCTTGACGAGTTCCGCGTCCACCCAGGAGTCCTCTTCCGACAGCCAACCCGAGTTGGCGGAGCTATTGAGGTGGCGGAGCAGGAGCATCTCGGCCTTGTTGTGCTTCTCCTGAGCCCCCTTGACCCCATGGACCACGCCCTGGATCAGCAAGTGGCGGTCGTCACCGGTCAGCGGGGCGGTGGAGAACCGGGCGAAATAGGGGACGAATGGGTACTGCTTCCATTTGGGGTAGAACCACGCCCGCTCGTCTGCCAGGGGGTCCTCCATCCCGGGCACGTAAGCGAAGCACCATATCTCCGGCACCGCGCGCTTGATGACGATGAACCGCTCCGGGTCCTGGTCCGGGGGAGGCGGCGGCTCCTGCGTGACCTGGCCCGGAGCCGATTGCGCCGCCAGGAGAACCCGGTCCCTTGCGGCCGCGAAGGCGGCCTGGTCCCGCTGTATCCCGTCCTGATACTCGGCCACGAAAGATTGTGCCCTTTCCAAGTCCTCGGACTCCTTGATCTCGCCGGTCTTGCGGTCCCCGACGAACACGCGCTCCACCCATTTGCGGTAGTACCGCTCCACGAGGTCGTAGCCGCCAGCGTCCTTCTCATCGCCGAGAGAGCCGCCCTTCTTAGGATAATCCTTCGGCTGGCGGTGCATACCTTCAGCGTCCAGGGCCATGGACGAGTCCAGCTTCCCGCCCTCGGCGTCTTCGATCGCCCTTCGCTTGCTCGGGTAGAGGTTGACCAAGTCCTCCTTCTCAATGCCGATCTTGACCTTGAAAACATAACGCGCGTCGCTGAAGTCATACTCCCGAGAGGACGGGTCGGGGAAGATGGAGTTGCCGTCGCACTTCTTCCAGCATGGCTTGGCGTTGATAAGGCTCTCGGTATTGTCCAGGTAGAGCTCCAGGTGCGACTCGCCGCAGGTTATGCCGTCCTTAAACTGCTCCGAGGACTTGTACTGGAAGCCGGACTTGCGGATGGCGTCCTTGAACAGGGAGGAGGCGATCTCTGCCTTCAGGCCGTCCTCCTCGCCCATGGGGAACGCCTTGAAATCGGTGCGGTTTTGCCTCTCCAGGCCGGTGAGCAGGAACAGGTTCGGCTGGATGCGGTTGTCGGTGAACGGCTTGATGCCGGACAGTGCGAGCTTGTCCACGTCCTCCTGGCTCCACTGCTTGCCAAGGGCGAACAGGAAGTCCTCCTTCTCGCGCTCGACCAATTTCCGCTTCTTCTGATAGGCCGTCTTGAAGTCGGACGCGCAAGACTCGACCGTCAGGTCCTTGCCCTTCGCCTTCTTCTTGGTGGCCGTCCCGCCGTATGCCATCAGATCCTCAGTATCCTCGGCTGCGCCTTGGCCTTGGCCCGCGCCTCCTCAAGCCGCTTCCTGCCCTCATTAATGATCTCCATCTGCCTCTTGTCGACGTCCTCGAAGAAGGATGACGGGGCCAGGAGCCACTTGACCCGGTCGAGCCATGTCGCCTCCTTGGCGACCGCCTCGATGGCCTCCTGCCGGCTCTGGAGGAACTCGAACTGCCCCAGGATGAGCGCGTTGCGCTTGGCGTTGGCCTGGTGCATCCCCATCACTGTTGAATCCCTCACCGCGGCCTCGTGTTCTCGTGGTTGAACTTGCGGGACTTGCCCGCCTTGTCCAGGGCGATGGCGATGGCCTGACGGCGGTCGTAGCCGCTCCCGACGAGCTCCTTGATGTTGGCCGAGACGGCCCTGTCCGAGCTTCCCTTTTTCAAAGGCATTGGGCCGACTCCAGCGATTGCTTCTCCGAACATAAAACCTCCATTATGGTCTTGACGAACGGCCCCATCTCGGCCTCTAACGATTCAAGGGATGCTCCGACCCAGGACAGGTTGCGGGCCATGGGCGCCTTCAGATCGAACCGGACAGCCGTCATCCGAGTACCCCCAGAGGACTGCCGGACTCCCTCGACCTGCCTGCGGCGCGCGCGTACTTATCCGGCTGGCTGGCGGGGGCGCTCTTGTGCTTCATATCGATGGACACCGCCATCGTGCGCATCGCGTCCGCCCCGTTGCTCGACCAATCGTGATAGGGATGGTTCATGTAGGTCTTGCGCTTTTCGTCGTACTGCTTGCGGTAGTTCTTCAGGGCGTTGAGCCCGTCCCGGGCCTTCTCCGCATCGAACCAGCATTTGTCGAAAAGGGACCGCACGTCGTCGATGCCGTCCATCAAGCCGAGCTTGGGAGCGACGTCGAAGCGGATGCCGAGATTCTCCGCCGTCTCGCGGCGGGACTTGCCGTTGGTGAGCTCCCGGACCTCAATGTCGTGCGGGGCCGTGTGCCGGCCATAGACGTAGGGCTTTTCTTTTATCAGGCCGATATAATGTGGGAGGCCATGCCCCGAGCCCTCCATGTAGTCGATGATTCTCGTCTCCTGCCCGACGGACTGCGTGAACCAAATCGCCATGCGGTCGTTTATGCCGAGGTCCCACCAGGTATCAACCGAGATGCGCGGCTCGTGGGGGACCTTGCCGACGCGGCCTTCGGCGTATGCCTTCGCCAGGTTGGCCGCGTAGTACGCTCCAGAGATCGGGACGGTGAAACTGCAATGATACTCCTGCTGGTAGAGAGCCTCGTTGCCGTAAAGACGGATGATCTCCCGCTTCTCCTGGGCGAGCACCTCCTGGTCTATTGCCTTCGTATCGTCCACAGTCAGTAAAGAGGTAAACCAGTTGACCGGGTCGGCCTTGGCCAGCTCCCAAAGGTCGTATGCGTGGTTCTCGCCGCGGGGCGTGAGGTTGAAAATAGCCCATCCGCCGTTCTCGGCTAGGATGGGGCGGAAATACCCCCAGCACGCCGGGTCCTGGAGCGAGTATTCGGAGAAGATCATGCCGATGGGGTTTGTACCGAGGACGGAGTCGTATCGGTCGGAGCCGATAATCTGCAAGAGAGAGCCGTTGCGGTAGCGGAGTTTCATCTCGGTGTTGTTTGGCGGTGCGGCCAACAATTCTGTGGGGAAGTGGTCTAGGAACCGAAGGCCATCCTTGTCGGCACCGTCCCAGAGGACCTTGCGCCCCTGCGCGAACTCGGGGAACACGTAGAAATAGGAACCGACTCGCTCGCACATTTTCTTGGCCATAATGTTTAAGTCCGTCTTTTCCTTTCCACTTCGCCGGTGCCAGACCTGCACCGCCCGGAGGAACCCGTCGTCCATCGCACCCATCAGCGGAATCTGATATTCCCTTGGGTCGAAAAGGTGCGGCATGGCTATCTCGATTTCCCGCACTATTTCACGGTCTCCTTGTTTCCGTAGTTGACCACTTTTACAGTGATGTTCCCGCCGATCTCCATCAGATCACTCTCCGCCATTGGAATCTTGCCCTCGCGCCGAGCCCAGATAAACTCAAAGAGGTCTTGGTCGCCATCCTTGATTGCCTTGGAGACGAGGCGCTCAACGAGGAGCTGCTCATAACTTCTTTTCTGTACATCGCCGGGGCATTTCTTCTCAAGAAATTCTCCGAGTAGTCTTGTGAGATTTGACTTAGGCCTACCTGGGGAGGCCTTGTT